GAAGGTATTCACTGATGCATGGAACGAAATACTACATGCATTCGGTGCTGTCGGTGAAGCAATTGGCAATATATTCAAAGCAATTTTCAAAGCCTTCACAGATATCTTTGACGAGGTGGCTAGGTTCCTTAACGCGGTTTTAGGCACAATAGCCAAGGCGATCTTAGATGTAGTAGCGGCGCTGATTAAGGGAATATCTGACATATGGGAAGGTGTTAAGGACTTGGTTGGCTATATATGGCAGGCTTTTGTGGAGATCTGGGCAGTATTAGGGGATGTTTTCGATACGATAATAAAGGGCGTTGAGGACGTATTTGTCGCAGTTATCAAAGCCTTCTCGGATATGTGGGAGGGTATGAAGCAAATATTCGCTTATGTAGTTCAGGCATTCTCAGAGCTTTGGGAAGTGGCAAAGGAAGCCTTTGCTACGATAGTAAAGGCGATAGGCGACGTATTTACTGCAGCAGTAAAAGCAATAAAAGATACATTTGATACAGTGGTAAAAGCCTTCTCGGATCTTTGGGAAGGCGTCAAGAATCTATTCGGTAACATCGTCCAAGGATTCAAAGACGTTTGGAACGAGTTAAAAGAAGGATTTAGCAAGATTTGGGAAGGGTTCAAGAATATAGTAGGCAATGCATTCAAGCCTATTACTGATTTTTTCAAAGGGTTCAAACTTCCAGACTTTAGCTTTCCATCTTTGCCTAACTTCTCGTTCCCTTCATTGCCTTCCTTTTCATGGCCAGATCTTCCGAGATGGAACTGGCCGGAACTTCCAAAACTCAAGATAGAAATGCCAGGAGGCGGTGGCGGTGGCGGCGGTGACTTAGGTAAGGCTTGGGAATCTATAAAAAGTTTCTTTTCTGCAGGCGGTCCAGTCTATGCTGCTAGCGGTTTAATGATTCCTCGTGGAACTGACACTGTTCCAGCTATGCTAAGCCCTGGTGAATTCATAATGAGCAGGAAGGGCGTCGAAACCAATGGCATTGGTTTACTTCAGCAGATGAATGCAGGCAACAAGATGCAATCAAGTGGACCAGTTACTTACAACATAGAATTTAATATAAAAGTCGATGCCAAGACCACGATGGATGAGAGCTTCATCAAAAACAATCTCATTCCAAAGATGCGGGAAAATTTAAAAAGAGCTAGCCTTGACGGTGAATTTGTTATGAGTTCGAAGGGGGTTAGATCATGAGTGTTACCGAATTAGGCTACCTCGAAGGTCCTTATTTATTTGAGCCGTATCTTGCTCAGCAAGTTGACGCGAGCCTACCGTTTCAAGCTAATTTGCATATAGCTGTTGAGCAGCCCGTTAAAGCACAAGCAGAGCGTAGGATTGAAGCCGTTGGTATTGTGCTGACTCAGATCTATCGGCTGATAAGCGCGACGGTAACACCGATAAAAACGCAGGCGAACTTACATATAGCGGCCATAGATGCCGTTTTGACTCAGTCTTCTCGCCTAATTGACTCAGGTTCGGACACTTTACAGACTCAAATAGACAGACGCATTGATTCCGGTATCCAAAACATTCGAACGCAGACCGAGCAACGTATTGATTCAGGGTCTGATAGTGCAAACACACAGACTCGCGGTGTTCTTACCCATGATTTAACGTCTAAGACACAGATCGAAAGGCGAATTGCATCGGGTTCGAAGCTGCTAAATATGGAAGTTGTTCGAACTAATCTTTCACATGCAAATTGCTACGGATACCTCGAAGACCCCTATTTAACTGAAGTTTACTTGGGTAATCGGGTATGCGTTTCGCTTTGGACGCAGGTCACAAGAATACAAGTTCAGTATCTTCATACGCAGATTATACGTGCTCTATACAACACAAAGCTGATTCGGATTCTTCACAAGTTTCCGTCGAGAGGTATAAGCGGTATCAACTGGACGCAGGTGCTAGGTGGCACTGTTCCAGGAGATTTTGGCCTGAATAATCTCAATACTGACATAGTTGAGCAAGTTTGGCGAGCAGATGGCACGAGCGCAACTATCCAATGTGACACAGAAATCAGTCAAGGGATCTTCATGGATACCATGGCCATTCTGAACCACAACTTTACAACGTCGGCGACTGTGCAGTTACAAGCATCTAACAGCCCAACTTTTGCGACAACCCCTTACTCACAAAATTTGGTGACTGAGCTCACTGATATTTTCTGGATCGAGCCTTACCTGCCTTTGACAAGCTATCGCTATTGGCGGTTTGTTATTAATGACCCAACAAACACAAGCACGCTACAGATCGGAACTATAATTTTTGGATCTTCGATTATCTTCAATGGCGAGTGTATAGTTGACCAAGTGCAGAAGCGGAAAATACATTTTTCAGACAAAGTTAAGACCGAAGGATTCACGAATAAATCGAATGATAGGGCTCTCAAGAAAGCTGTCAGCTTTAGCTTTAAGTCATTGGATTATACTCTTGATAATTACAATAACCTGAATGAAGTTATTAACTACATTCGAACTTCGCTGAAAGCTCTATGGATCATTGATCCTAGATTTGCTAGCAGGTTTGCGGTGTTCGGAAAATTGCCAGAGATTCCTGCAGAGAATCATAGAGTGTTAGGATTGACCGAAGACTATATTGATATCGACGTAACAGTAGACGAAAGTTTATAAGGGAATTTTATGTCAGGGATAGACAGAAGGCTATATCTAACATCTAATGTCTTGGATCAAGCATTGCTAGACTGGTGTGATGATAACCTAGAATGCAGGCTTGAGATGATAGTAGATATAGAAACACCAGATCCAGGTGTGTATATAAGAGCGTCCGATAGGAATAAATATGTCGGTAATATTTTCTATGAAGCTCTTGTAACTTTCCCAGTAATAAATAGAACTGTTGGGGAATGGTTGGCCCCTACGATCCAGTTTTCTAACCTTGAAATTGTTTTATCTAATGCCGATGGAAGATTTAGCAAATATCTTAGCGGAGGTGCTAGCTATGACTCTTTCATCGGTAAAACTGTCGAAGTTAAACTAGGACTAGCTGAGCAAGACCCTACTTATTCCAGAATATTTAAGGGAAAAATAACTGATATCGGTGGTGTATCAAGGAATAGCTTTTCTATAACTCTTATTGCCCATGACCTTTACGACGAATTATCTGTTACCTTCCCGACGGATTCTTTCACAAAAAACGACTTTCCATTTATTGACGATAGTGTGGCAGGAAAACTTGTACCTGTGATTTATGGAGACTGGACTACCGCTCTCGATCCAGATCAAGCGTGTATTCCAGCCTACGTCGTCAATGGATTAGACCCAGATGTCCAAGGTGGGGCTAGGGATGATTTACAGTTTGTAATTTCTATCAATGGTCTGGTTAGTTTTGATACAAGCAATGTATATTTGTTTAAGTCTGATGTTTTCTATCTTGTTACTCCCGCAGATGTTTATAGTGTTGGCGCTGGAAATACAACTTTCAGAATAAAACAAAATTCTGGAATATGGGCAGATGATAACGGTACGCCTGTTGCTTATCTGTACACTGCTGGCGATGTTTTCTTTGTAAGGGTACAGGGTAAGGATTTAGGCGCTTATGACGATAACATAGTTTCTCAAGCAAAAGATTTATTGCTTTCATATGGCGGGATTATATCGGGAGACTTTGACGCTAACTGGGATACTTTTAGAGACAAGGCAGGCCCAGCTCAATCAGCAATAGCAACAATCAAGTCGAGAATATGGTTAAATGAGCCTCAGACTTTGATTACCTATGTTCTGAGCTTGCTAGAGCAAGTAAGGCTTGAGGCTTTTGTTGATAGGAATTTAAAGATAAAACTTAATTCTCTCCATTTTGAAGATTGGGTTTCCGCTCCTACATATGAGATCAAAAACTGGGACGTAGTACAGGGTTCCATGATTCCAAAGATTGATGACAAAAACCTTTTTAACAGGGTGAGGGGTGATTACGATTATCATCCAAACAGAAACCAAAACACAAGACTAACACCATTGCAGAGGAATCAAGGTTCAATTATACAAATTGGAAAGGCAATATCTAAGCAAATTGTCTTCCCCAATCTCTATATAGAATCAACAGTAATATATCAGGCTGTTGAGATACTAAGATTATCTAGCGCCTTATTTGAAACTGTCACTTGTAATCTAACATGGAGGTCAATGCTTCAAGACATAGGCGAATTCATTCTGGTAGACGTTGAAATTGGCTCTCTCGTAATCTCTTCTGTTCCGATGATGATTCGAAATATCGGATATGACCCTACTGGTTTGAAAATTCCGGTTACTCTGTGGAATTTTCAGCTTGTGCCTTATCCGGGTTACACGCCGCTATACAGTGGAACGGTTGGCGGCTACAATGCGACAATAACGCAAGAATAATAATCATTTAAGAGGATATGACAACATGGCAGTTACTTTGACGATCAGCGAAACAGCAGCGGGCGCAGCAGCAGCCGACGTTCTGGCAGGGGGTTCAACTGGCATAGACTTAGGCCAGGTTACGAATGGTCAATATAGCCCCCTTATTTTGCAATCAGCCAATACGGGACATCAAGACCTGTATATTCGACACGATGCCGTTATTGACCCAATAACAGATGTCAAGTTATACCTAGCGCAATTCAGCGGGTCATATGGGGGTGCCAATAGCGCCGCCGCAGATTTTGCGACTG